TGTGATGAGTACCACGAGGCGTCAGACTCGGTTCTTTATGATGCCTTCCAGACTGGTATGGTGGGGCGCGAACAACCCCTTCTGCTGACCATTACGACGGCGGGTACAGACCTAAGTTCGCCGTGCCGTGATCTTCAGGTGCAGGCGCAGGGAGTGCTTGAGGGCACGTTTCATGATTCAGCTCTATTCGCAGCGATCTACGGCATTGACGAGGGCGACGATTGGACCGGCGAAGCGGCGCTGGTCAAGGCAAATCCCAATTTTGGGATTAGTATTGACCCGAGGGCGCTCAAGCATGACCAGGCGATAGCCATTCAGAATGCGAGCAAGGCCAACACATTCAAGACGAAGCATCTTGATATTTGGTGCAATGCATCCACGGCTTGGATGAACATGGAGCGCTGGAACGCGGGCGCCGACCGGACGCTGAAAGAGGAAGATTTTAGATCGGATGAATGCTTTGCTGGGGTCGATCTCAGCAGTAAGATCGACATTGCGGTATCATTAAAGCTTTTCCGGCGCTGGGTGGGTGAGAAAGAGCACTATTACGTTTTCCCGCGCTTCTATCTTCCGGCTGAGCGCGTGGAATCCCCTGAATGCAAGCATTACCAGCGCTGGGTGAAAGAGGGCTTTCTGGTTGCTACGGAAGGTAATGTTATTGATTATTCCAAGATTAGAGATGATTTGAAATCTGACATTTCACATTTCAATATCATCGAGTGCGGTTTCGATCCGTACAATGCGACGCACCTCATGCAGGAGCTCGAAAAGTACGGGCTCACGCCGGTCGAGATCCCGCAAACAGTCAAATGCCTTTCTGAGCCGATGAAGGAACTTGAGGCGGCCACGCTGGATGGCCGCATGCACCACGATGGTAACCCGATAATGACCTGGTGTATTTCGAACGTAGTAGCGCACCTGGACGCTAACGATAACGTGTTTCCGCGCAAAGACAGGCCTGAAAACAAGATCGACGGCGCCGTAGCGCTGATTATCGCGCTGGCTCGCGCGCTGGCGCAAACAGATCCAATCGAGCCTCGAATCTATATCTTGTGACGTGCAAATGAATTGGCCGGGATTAAAAAGTGTTTGGCAGCGGGTATGGGAAGGCCGTACCTCGCTTGAAAATCCGCAGACGCCGCTTAGTTTTCCGGCTGAGTGGTTGATGGACATCTTTAATGGAGGCCGCACAGACGCCGGTCTTCGCGTTTCACAGCTCACTGCGTTGCAGATCCCGGATGTCCTGGCGTGCGTGACGCGGATCTCTGGCGCCATTGCCAGCCAACCTATTAGAATTTTCGAGCGTGTCGAATCTGGTATTCGACACAGCAAGCGCCTGGCTCTTGAGCATCCGCTATTTGATGTGCTGCGTTATCGTCCAAATGATGAAATGACGCGCGCGACGTTCGTGCGCACCTTTGTTTGTCATCTATTGTTGTGGGGTAATGGTTACGCGGAGATTCAGCGCGATAAGGGCGGCAGGCCGGTGGCGATCTGGCCACGCAATCCCGTTCGCACGCGCCCGCGGAGGCTCTTAAAGCCGTTTCCCGGCGAGCCTGATAATCTTTTTCCGATGGTGTATATCACCACCGAGGGTATGGAGCAGATGGACCAAAACTATGCCGAGGGGGTTACCGGCGTAGAGCGCGCGATTCGCAAGGAAGACATGCTGCATGTGCCCGGTCTGGCGCTTGATGCCCGGCTCGGTCAGGACGTGGTTTACCTTTCGCGCCAGGCTATGGGCCTTGCGCTCGCGGCGGAAAAGTACGCGGCAAAGTTTTTTGGTAATGGCACCACTCCGAGCGGCGTGCTGGAAACGCCCCAAGCGCTCAAGAAAGAAACGCGGGACGCGCTTCGCAATATGTGGATGGAGTCCCAGGGCGGAGAGAACGTCCACCGGCCGGCCGTGCTCGAAGCGGGCCTGAAATTCACCAAGATTTCGTCCACGCCTTCAGAAGCGCAGATGATTGAGGCGCGCAAACAGCAGCGCTCGGAAATCGCGGCAATTTTCGGCATGCCGGTAACGATGCTGGGGGAAATCGGGGCGGCAAGAGCGAATGCTGAGCAAGTCGCCTTGGAATTTGTTAATTACACCCTTCAACCCTGGGTGGCCGCCATTGAATAGGAGTTGAAGGTTAAGCTCTTTACACCCGTCACGGTAGGCCGCAACGCGGGAAAGACCTACATTGCGCTAATCGACATGCGCGATCTCAAGCTGCCGGACGCTACCGCGAAAAAGAATTATTACAGCGCTGCCCGACAATGGGGTTGGTCAACTCCGAATGAGATTTTGGAAATGGAGGACGAGAACCCAATTCCCGGCGCTCTAGGAGAGAGCTACCTGGTGCCGGTTAATATGACGTGTGTGGATGCGGACGGCAAGGTGATACTTACTGGAAAAGTTAATACCAGCCCTAACGCTCCATCCAGCCCGGCCAGTATTCCCGGCCAGGGCGTGGATCAGCCCAAGAAGCCTGAGAAAGACAGTATGAAGCGCGCGGTTTGGCCGGCATTTCGTGACGCTTTCGGGCGGTTTGCGGCGCGAGAATCGCGTAATTATAAGGCTATTAACCTTATTTTCCGCTCTATTCTCATGTCTATAAACATCGCTCGGGGCGTTTCCGATGATGGAATTGAAGCCCAATTGCGCAGTTTTGAGGGTTTCCAGCCCGAGGCTTTGCGGCCTGAGAATGTAGGCCGATCGGCCCGCGAACACTTTGAGTGGCTGTGGGATCTGCGGGCGGAGGGCCAGCCACGCTTGTTTTTGGCTCGGCATGGTCAAACGGACGATGATGCGTCCGGCGTGAGTGATGATTACCGCCCGGAAGAGCCTTTAAATGCGGAGGGTGAGGGGCAGGCTAAGGCCCTGGCGGGTTACATCGCTGCCAATGTTTCTGATTTGGCGAGCGTGTTTTCAGGAACTCCCAAGCGCCACACGCAAACGGCAGAGGCGATAAGCTCCGCGTTTTATATGGACACGCGTCTTGATCCGCAGGGACAAAGCGAATCTGAAGCTGATTTTACGGCTCGCGTGACGGCGGGAATTGATGCGCTTTGGAATGCGCATGCGCGTGTGCTACTGGTCACCTCGCATCGGGCGATCAAGGCGTACGCTAGGCACGTGGGTAGTGGCGCGGAGGACATTGGTTTCTGCTCGCTGTGGGCAGTGGGCGCGGATGGCGCGGGAATGACACAGATTTTCAGGCCGGGGGCGTAACGATGGGCAAGCGCGAGACGAGAACTTTTCCAATTACGGAATTACGGGCAAGCGAGGATGGTAAGACCTTGAACGGCCACGCGGCGGTATTCAATCGCTGGACGCAGATCGGCGATGCCGATTGGGGTTTTCAGGAATGTGTCCGCGCGGGCGCGTTTAAGGCTGACATCGAATCCGGCGCCGATGTCCGCTGTCTTTTTAATCACGACAGTAATTGCCTGCTGGGGCGCACGGCTTCGAGAACGCTTCGGCTTTCCGAGGATGACAGCGGCCTCGTGTTTACCGCCGACCTGCCCAACACACAGCTTGCGAGCGACATCCGAGAGCTGGTATCGCGCGGCGATCTGTCCGGTTGCTCGTTTAGTTTTGAAGTGAATGAGCAGCGCTGGACGGAAGAAGAAACGGACGGCCAGGTTACAGTGAAGCGCGAGCTGCTTTCCGTGAAACTCTATGACGTGGGTCCGGTAACGTTTCCCGCCTACGAACAGACGGATGTTTCCATTCGAGCTTTGGCGGATGAATCCAGGCGATGCTTGCGTGTGAATTCACCCGTAGGGCCGAACGGCGTTCGGACTATAGAAGTTCTGAATGATGTATCGCGGCAGCTTGCGGCGATCCGCATTGCCGCTGAAACCGAGTTTAGCAAGGGCCGCTAGCGGGGGCCGCTGGCGGATCGTGGACTGGCGCGCGGGGCGCGCGCGAGGGACATAGACCATTTCCAATTTGAGATTTCAAATCTCAAATTTCAAGCAGGTGACTCAATGACCAAATTGCAAGAATTGAAAGAACGGCGCGTGGCTGTGGCCGAGCAGTTGACGGATCTGGCCAAGCGCGGCTTTAGCAATGACGAGGAGCGCACTCGCTTTGACGCTCTCCAAAAAGAGGCTAAGGGCCTTGGCGACGACGTTGGCCGCCTGGAGTCCGCTTCCAGTCTCGATTCCGAGTTGCGCCAAACCACCAGGCCGCCCAGTGGCCAGATCGAAGAGCAGCGGCAGGAAGTCTCAGTAGAACAGCGCTGGAAAGAGATTAAGGCTCAGGAAAAGCTCAGGAAACACGAGCGCGTGCTGATGGACCGGCAGGAGCGGGCAGCTTTCCGGTTGTGGGGCATTACGGGCGAAGCCCATCCTCTCCTGCGTGCTAATCAGCTCTCTAAGGACTCGCCGGAAATCAAGCGGCTGCGCGAGGAATTGCGTGATGTGGGCGTTACCGGCTGGGGCGGGTCCGCCATGGGCGTAGGCTCTCCCACTGCCTCGATTCCCACTTCCGTTTTTGTGCCCCAGGGTTTTATCTACGACGTTGAGATTGCCCTGAAGGCCATCGGGGATTTCATCGCAGCCTGCGATGAGATTCCGACTGCGACTGGCGCGCCTCTGCCTTATCCGACCAGCAACGATGTCACTGTTGAGGCGGAGATCGTGGGCGAGGGCCAGACGGTCAGTAACCAGGACGTGTTCATTAGCAACGTGGTTTTGCAGGCTTGGAAATATGACACGAAATTAGTGCCGGTTTCCTTGGAGCTGCTTCAGGATTCCGCGTTCGACATGGATAAATTCCTGGTCAACGCTTTTGCCA